AAGAGAGCCTAATGCTGGCGTCGCTGTTCCTGATTGTGTTGGGTATGAGAGAGCAACTGCCCCAGTGACACCAAGTTGACCGGTGGTTGTGCTTATTGTTACCAGGTCAGGGGAAGCAATCGTCACCCCGTTTATGCCTGCAATGTAACAAGAATTTTGCAGTCCACTAGTCGATCCCTGTGTGCCAATATGGATTGCGTTGTTTTCTCCAAGGACTCCAGGGTTCCTAATTAGTATGTTTGAGCTTTCTGCTGTTGTGTAATTATTTCCTGATGAAGATCCAATAGCAATGTTAGAGCTGCCTGTCGATAGATGCTTAAGTGCTTCAGCGCCATAGACGTCATTATAGGTACCAGTTTGTAGCCCAGAAGCTGCTTCAAATCCTGTGACTGTATTTCCACCACCAGATGACAGCTGATAACATGATGACTTTCCAACGGAAGTATTCTGTATCCCTGAAACAACGGCTCCACCCATGCACAAATATCCTATAGCGGTATTATCAGTGCCAGATGTTGAAAGCAAAGAAGACGCCCCTACAGCAGTGTTGTCATCCCCTGAACAAGTTTGCAAGGCACTCGATCCTATGGCAGTGCAGTTGTTAGATGACATTGTCTGGGCAGAACGACTACCTACAGCTGTGTTATATTCCCCGATCGATCCAGAGAAATACATTGAATTTATTCCAACAGCAGTGCAGTTTTTCGCTGTTGTCATGTCATGAGCTGCACCTTGGCCTACAGCTGTATTGTTTAGTCCAGATGTAATGCTTGTGAGTGCCGTGATCCCTATTCCTGTGTTGTTTACACCTGTATTGGACAAATTCCCGGCATTATCCCCTACATAAGTACTCCCTGTACCATAGTTGTGTATAAACCTATCGCCACCTAAAGAATAAAGTCCTTGAGTTCCTGTCGAGTTTGTGTTGGGCTGTGAGATAGAATTGTTGAGACAGACAGAAATTGTATTCGACGAGCCAATGGTGTTGATGTTAGTTGCCTGCCCACCAACTGATGTTCCTCCATCGATGTTTAGAACATTAACTAGTGGAGTAGCAGATCCTGAGTCAGCGTCGAAAGTAGAAGCGACTGCTCCTGTAGAGTTGATTGTTATACTGTTATGCGCGTTTACAACAGAGACGTTTGTTCCGGAAGATATATTAGTCGCTGTAGGAGGCCCTATACTACTCCCGACTAGTATTTGCCCATCTGTGGCTGCGTTCGTCCAACCTAGGGCGCTTGAAGAGCCCTGTCCGTAAACAAAAGAGTTTGCTGTTTGTAAACCTAATTTTGCAGTGAGATTAGATGGGGTTGTTACAACAGTAGCAAGAACTCCGGCGATGGTTTCAAGGTCTGTGGCTAGTAGAACAACCCCTTTAGATAAGGTAGTAGCATCTATCCCAGCAATAGTAATTGTTCCATGTCCATTTGAAACAGAAACCCCTTGCCCTATAGTCGCAGCTAATGTGGCCACTCTAATATTAGGTGCTACACTAGATCCAATAAGCAACTGACCATCTGTTGTGACCTCGCCAGGATAAGACCCACCATCGAATCTTACGTTGTCTGCGTGGACAACTCCATTGTTGAACCCAGGCATTTGTAACCTATTGTAAGCCAGCCTTTACGCTGATTAGATGCATAGCTGAAGGAACCGCGACACCATGAATAAATACTAAACAGGGAGAAACAACAGTTGCAGGAGCGAATGTGAAGGCGTGTGTAACTACTGGCGCTACACCATCTATTAGGTAAGTAACTACCCCGGAAGCACTTACGTTGATTCTTAGAACGTGAGTTTCTGAGTTGTTCCATGAATTTGTAGTGTTAGTTGGAACAGCAACTCCAGAAGCAAGTCGATCTTCGATGATCATTGTTCCTGGATTTATCACTGCATCCAACCCGATAAAAGCATAGTCTGTATAAGTCGTGTAGTCTGGATCGCAAACTTGCTGTTTTCTAAATCCACATAGTATTGGAGAGTCAGTCACGTCAGTGGCATTGATGCTAAATTCTAGGAAAAAGGCTGGAGAGGTACCTATTGTGTAAGCATGCTTGGATTTAGTAAACATCCCCCAGTTAAATTCGGCACCGTTATTTTGTATCAACGACCACCCCATATTTAACCCAATCGAGTCCATGACAGGCAAACAATCAGCGCTAGGTGCTGTTGCAATCATATATTCATTAAGAATCTCTCCGGCTTGGAACATGAGATTGTTTGTTGCACCACTATTCCCTGAAGCTACTGCCCCCGTGATGCTTAGCAGTTGTGCTAGAGGGCTTTCATTAAAAACTATGTCTGTGTAATTTTTTAATGAATTAATCCCAGCAGGAGTAGTGACAGTAGTGGTATCTACCCCTTGACAAGTTAATGAACTTGTGGCTAGTTCAACCACTCCCTTAACACTAGTAGAGGCATTGACTCCACTTATGTTAATCGATCCCGAGCTAGGAGTGATCGAAAGACCTTGCCCAGCACTTGTTGCTAATGTTCCTACCTTGATATGGGGAGATGCTGTCGAACCTATCAACAACTGACCATCTGTTGTTACCTGACCAGGGTATTGAGTCCCATCAAACCTCACATTATCTGCATAAACAACACCATTATTGAATCCGGGCATAAAAACTCCTATTAGACATATGTATATTGAGCAACGACATTCCACTGAACCGTCAATCCGAGCACCCCTGTCACACGAATAATTGCACTGTTTCCTACAACTACCACAGACGCATCACATGGAATTAACGCCGCCTCTTCCATCTCATCAATAGCTTGATTTGGAATTAGAGTGGAAACAACTCCAGTAGTTCTAACTGCTGCTACAATTCCATACCCTGCCCCTACTGGTGGTGATGGAGCCCCTAGACTATTGGTATTGCTAAACGCCGTTACAATTATGTTAAAACAATAAGTTGCTGGAAGAGCGCCAAGATTCATAACAACAGGGTCAGCCGTGATGGCATCAATAGTCGTTATACCGCCTTCTACTGCTGCTGGAGTGGTTGTTATAGTGATTACGTTGCCCGCGGCAGCCGTCTGTATTCCTAGAAGTCCCGCCCCTTGTGTTACTATATTCAACACGTTAAGAGCTGGCGTCGCCACCCCTGCGTCAGTTACATAAGTTGTTGCAGCTGTCGGTATCCCTGAAGCATTAATTATACCTGCCTGTGACATGTTTAGCCTCCTACATACTGGACAACTAAATACACTCTACCTACTCCTGCATTACCTCTTATCCAAACTTGGGTTTTTGCTTTGAAGGCCAATACAGATCCTCTAGATGCATTAGCGCCTTCATCGTAAAGATAAAAACTTCCTTGTGGGCATATGTCGTCATCAGTGACTCCGTCTAAACTAATTGTGACTGGCATAGTTGACGTGTTAACAAGCTTTATCAGAAAAGGAGAGTGAACTAATGGCGCTCCTAAAGCTTGATATGCACCTGTAAATATTGCTGAATCTATAGACCTAAGGGGCTCATAGAATACTTTAATTCCTAAATTACTCATTTTAAACCTAAATTACAGAGCTTCGATGCATAGATAGTCAAAAGACGATGTATCAGTAGCCGCGGAGACTCCTAAGGCATCAACAGAACTTACAGTTAATGTGCCTGGGACAGAAACATCCGAAACTAAAAACCCGACAGCCCCTGCTCCTGCTGTTGTCCTGGTCAAGAAAACGCGAGTGTTTGCCGTGACTGAGGCGATGGCTATACTCTTGGTCCCTGCAACTAGAGTGCTTGATCCCATTCTTCCATTAGCGCCTTCAGCAATACTTATCCCACTACCAACCTCTAGAATATCTAAATATCCTGTCACAACAGCGACGTCACCGGTGCCTTTAGGAGTTAGTTTGAGGTCGATAGCTGCATTTGTTCCTATAGCATCCCAAGCGTTAGCTATAAGTGTTGACTGAAGAGCAAGGTCCCCGGTCAGATATGTGTCTGCTGTTATAGTGGTAAACACATTAGTAAGGGTTCCCATAACTACCCAATTAGCAACACCACCAGAGTTTGATGTCATTCCCCACATCGTTCCGGCTAGCTTATTAACCCAGATTTGTCCAAGAATATATCCAGTATCAGCAGTAGTTGGATCTCTAGATGATATGATTGGGGTTGGAAACTGGTTTACAGTAGGCTGTGGAAGCCCATATGAAGATTGAGTCTGAGTTTGTAGACGCTTTACCATATTGTACCTCTGGGTTAATGGTATTTTTTTCTTTAAGATAGCACGAATCGAAGGTAGTGTCAAAATTATTTTACAAGAGTATCTTTAGGCGAGACATGGAGGTCAACCTATGGGTATGCTATTTGTGTTTTCGATAGGTTTTTTGAACGTATTGATGTTGTGGGGAGGGTTTGTATATATTAAGAATTTTTGTAATGAAGAGATTTTCGAGATGCAGAAACACAGAAAGATGACGCATTTAGAAATTAGACTTTTGAACAAGAAAATTAAGGAACTCTGTGGATGATTTTATTATAGAAGAGATCGGCCTTGTGTTTCTTTGGTTGATTCTGGTAGGATATATAACCAAATCAAGGGGATAAAATGGACTGGACGCAGTTGTTGGTTTTTATGGCGACAATGGGTGGTTTGTTTTTCTGGGTAAGATCTGAAGCTAGAGAAGATAACAGGGCTATAATGGCTCTAATTTCATCAATCAAGGATGAGATTAAAGATTTTCACGGAAGACTATGCATATTAGAAGAAAGATATTTGAAAGGGAGAAAGGATTAATATGGACATAGCGTTTTTTCAGTCTTTGTCATATATAGTTGCTATTATGGTATTCGTCTGGTATCTAAGAAAAGATTCAAAAGATGATTATATCAGACTAGAAACAAAGTTAGAATTATGGAGAGCTGAGTCAAGAGAAGACAATAGGAGAATCGAAGGATTGGTCTCTGCTATTAAAGAAGATGTTAGAGATTTTCACACTAGATTATGTAAAATTGAGGAAAAAAGGAAGAATTAATATGTTTATTATTGTATGTATACTTGTTTTTTGTTGGACGTTAGAATATCTTTCTTCATGATTATCTAGACAACAACTTATCAATGGATGTTTCTGTCTCGTCTTTAGAAATACCTTGTCTACTTTTGACGCCCACTAATGGCAAGGACTTTTTAACCACTCCAGAAACTCCCCCCCCTATTTGAGGACTTATTGCTAACGTAGATTTAAGTTTCCTCGTCCAATATAAAGGAGATAATTTTGAACCTCCTTCAGCTTTTCTAATTTTTCCAATTCCTTTTTCTTGGCTTATTAAATCTTTAATTAATTGATTAAATTCTTTCTCTGTGTCTGCCCCAAAAGTAGTTCTTACTTTTCTTCTTAATTCTTTGTCAGAAAAATAGTCTTTTGTTTTTGAATAATTAATTTTATCTTTAGAGAATATGCTATCTATAAATTCGTCTATCTTTCCTATATTTGCTTGATCGGCAAATCTTTTATTTGTTTTTATAAATAATTTATCTAGCTCAGAACCAGGTACTTTTCTGTGTATTTCACTTGATAAGGCTCTGTTATAATCCAACAAAGCATCTTTAATCCCGTCTAATGAAGCGCCAGTTTGGTTCGTAGAAAAAGACTTTACAAGATCTTTATTGTTACTTCTATACTGTCTTACTATCTCATCAAGGCCGTGTTTTTTGTTTGGGTCTAACTCTTTAGAAATAGACTCCATTTTTCCTGTATATGCCTTATCAGCTTCACTAAGAGTAATAGGAGATTTTTTTCTCATGTTTATTTGATTTTCCAGACTTTTCTGTATGTCACCCCCTGTCACATTCATAGGCATAGCTTCAGAAGCAATCCTGACCCTATCCAGTCCATTCTCTAAATCCTGATAAAATTTAACTGGAGTTTCCTTTAATTCTTTATATGTTTCATTTTTAGAAAACAAGTTTTTCGCTAAATCTTTTGACTCGTCTTCAACTTTCCCTACTAATGATTCATATTCGCCATGAGACATTTTAAAGGATTTTTTTGCGTTCTCAAATCCTCTTGCAGTAAGACCAGATGATTTTAGAACTTTTCTTGCAGCAGAAAGAGCCCCAGTGCTTAAAGACGATGCTATATCTATTCCAGTAGCAACTCCTTCAGAAGCACCTAATTCTTCTGCAACTCCTCCAGCCAGTCCACCTACAGCTGATGCCCCAAGAAGAGGAAGAGCGGCTCCTCCTCCTGTAGCTAGTGATCCCAAAACAAATGGAGCAGTAGATCCTACAGCAGAACCTATTCTTTTCGCAATTCTTCCAGCCCCTGTAGTAGGTTCGGCATATCCAATTTTTTCTCCTATTTGACCAGAAGTTGGCAGTTTTGATTCAGGAATGTTTATTAAAGGACCGCCTGGAGAAAGTCCTTCAATTACAGGGCTAGATTTAGACTCTTGCTGAAGTTGATGCATAGTTTGCCAAATGTCACCAGCGCCACCTATTGCTGACATGGCTGTTTTCTTCAAAAGCTGTTCGGGGACTTCTGTGAACGCGCTTTTTGGAAGGTTTTCTTTATATTGATCGTTAGCATAGTCAAAAAACTCTGCTGCACTGTTATACTGTTTATCATCTTTCTGAGGAGTCTCTTCCTTCTGTCCAGTGGCATAGTTAAAAAACTCTGCTGCTTTTTTATACTCTTCTTTATTATTCATTTTATTCCCAGAAAGATTTATCAGGTATTTTGTATCCTAATTTTAATGCTGCCTGAATTGCTTTCTCTTTATCCCCACCAGCCTTCTCAGTCAACGCCTTAGCTCTTTTTGGAGTAAGAAAAGTATCTTTTACAGGCCTAAGGCTTTCTAGGCTTCTCAAAGGAGCATTTTGTTCTTGAATTTGCTGAATATTGTATGCTGTTTTATTCTGTATCAAGTCAGAATATTCAATCATTTTTTTGTTAACAGCAGTAGCCAGGCCAGGGGAAATGTTGCCTTTTTTGTCTGTATAATCCCCTTTAAGTTGTTCTAAAAACATAGCCTTACCAAGAGTCAAATCCATCTTCATTTTCTGTGCTGCCACCCATGCCATGTTTCCTTCATAGGTTTTCCCAACATCTGGTAAGATAGACATAAGCTGTTTATCAAGCATCATATTAGACTTAGTCCCTAGAGATTTTACGTCGCTAAGTAAATACCCTTTTGCAGCGTTTCTCAGCGACTCCCCTTCAGCTGTTCTGAAAGCTTCTATACCTGTGTAATTTGCTATATTATCTAGGGAAAGTAATCCAAAGTTCCCTGTTTTTAAACTATTTTCTGCCATAGCAAGCAAATTCTTCTGTAAAGGGATACTCTCTACTTCGTGTTCAATTGATCCAATAAAAGCATGTACGTCTTTATTTTCGATTTCTCTAGTTTGCTTTTTCTCTGCCTCTGTTTTTTGCCATTCGAACTTTTCTCTTGCTAAGCTATTTTTTCCTTCAGCTTGTTGTGCAGATTTTGACTTATAATAGTTGTCCATTTCCATTTTTCTAGAAGCAACCATTCTGTCTTGCATTTTTTTATTTGGTGCATGAGACAATAAAATGCGAAATTCACTGTCAGAGATAGGTTCTTCAACGTCATTTCCAGAAGGAGAAGCTTCTTGTATTGTCTTTGGAGGTACTACCCCTGCTGGGGTCTCTGGCTGTTCTACCTGTCCTTGTTGACCTGCTACCTGTCTAAAATTCTGATCTTGTCCTATTGCTGGCTGATTTTGCTGGGTCAAGGGAAGAAATGGCTGCCCACCAGCTGCCTGAGGATACCCTGGCATAACTCCTGGTGGCAATCCTTGTCCCATCCTCTGCATCGCGTCCATATTCATCGCTATGTTTTGAGGAGTTGGTTGAACTTGTTGTTGCATCTGCTGGGGTTGTTGTTGCTGACCGGCTTGTAAATTACTTACTGCTGCCCTTCCACCCTTAGTAATGTAATCATTAGCAACGCCACTTCCCTGTCCAAAGTTTTCAAACAACAACTTAGCAACTTGTGGGTGTTGAGAAGTAGGCAAACTCTTTAATCCATTATATATTTGTTGTCGTTGCTGTTCAGGAAATAAATTAGAAAGACCTTTTGCAGAAGAATCTTGAGCAGCTTCAGCTCTAGCGTTTTCTTTTTCAGCAAGCATGTCTTGAAATTTACCTTGCAGATACATATTTGTTGCACTACTAAGTCCTTGTCCTAACCCAGACCCTAACGCCTCTCCAAGCATGCTAGAGGTTGATCTCTTCTTCTGAATTGGAATTGAATGTCGTTGTATTACAGCACCCATTTTTGCCTATTCTTTGTATAAATTGTTTTACTAACCTGCAGCTGCACTTCCAACGCCTCCTCCAAAAATGCCTCCTATGATGCCACCTATGCCAGGCAAAATCATATTTCCTACAGCAGACCCAATAGCAGTACCAGCTCCTGCAGCAACAGCACCTCCAAGTCTACTCCCAAAACTTCCCCCTCCCCCTCCTTCTCCTCCTTCTACTTCACGATACTCAGCAGGAATAACGGTATTGAATCTTGGTGTCCCTATGGCTATGTTTTGTCTTTGGTTGGTTAGTCCTTCAGCATATCGATTAGCTTCTTGTTGAAGTGATTGTGGCATCATCGAGTTTTGCATTGATTGTGAGATTAGATTGGCGTGCTGAGCTTGTCTAGCTGCAGGCAATTGAGCATATCCTAAGCCAACATTCGATCCCTGAACTTGTTGTGAAAGAAGTTGATCTATCAAAGATGCTTTTAATGACGCCAGGTTTTCACTTAATCCTGCTCCAGCTTGTCCTAATGAATTTTGGAAGCCAGAACTACCCAATGCATTTAATCCAGCAAATTGTTCAGAAAGTTGAGGGACAGTCTGCTCGCGAAATTGTCTCATAAAAGGAGTCGCAAAGTCTCTATAGTGTTCTTCAGGATTTCTGTTTAGCAAGTTTTGAAGGAATGAAACCGCTGATCCCTCAACAGGAGAAGAAGGAACTCCCCCTCTTGCTAGGTTTTGAAGTTCTTGATTCCCTTGTTGCCACTCAGCCGACATTTCGATTTTTTCAGGCTCGACCGGCTTCATATATTCATGGAGAGCTACTCTTTGGGCATGAGTCAATAATGGAATTTTTTCATTGTCTGAATCTGACCCATGATGACCATGATGATGTTTCCCACCATGTTTTAAATATTTAGGGTCAACCCAACTAAGTCCAAATTTACTACCATGTTTGCCTCCTCCATGTCTTTCAAACCTCTTATAATCTTTTTTTGACATGTGACCTATTGCAGCTAGCTCAGGAGACAGACCAGTATTAAGTTCACCACCAAGCTTTGATTGACCAAATTTTTCATGGCTTCTCTTATGCGGCATAAAGATCCTTTTTTTCTTATCCTACCAGTAAACAGAATTTTTTATCTAGTTCTTGAAATACTCTAACACCAAAGTCCCTGACGCTATACCTGAAGTTGCTGCCCCTAAATCAATCATGATATTCACTAAATCTACCCTGACTGATACATAGTCATTGGCAGCTAATCCAACGTATGGAAGTGGACGAAAATCAGGAACTGCCGAAACAAAGCTCCCACCTATGTATGTAACCCCAGTCAAAGGAACAATATTGTGAGCAAACGCAATAGCTGCTCCTGGAGGGGTTGCTAAGAGCTCAAAACACTTTCTATAGGTAAATCGAGGCTGTAAGGGGTTGACGACATTGTAATACTGCTGCCCTGTCAATGTCTCAGTCAGCTGATATTGAGCAATCTCTTTAAAATTAACTGCATTAGCTACATCCGTATATGTCTGAGTTAAAATCTGTCTTAGCTGTTTGGGATCTTCAACAGGAATGTTTCTATATGTATCAAGAAGTGGCGAAACAGTCATTCTGTCATCCTAGCTGTTGGAGATAGATATAAGGTCATCGCATGCATTACAAAATCTTCTGTGGCTACATCATATTGGGACATTTGATCCTCGTTCATGGTCAAAGTTAATTGAAAATTTTCTGCAATTGATTGAGAGAAAAATCTATGCCATATTTTAGCTTGATTTCCTTCATAAGGTATTAACTGTAAGTTTTCAGGTCTAGTTAAAATGACGTTTGTTCCTAAAAGCCCGGCTTGAGTAATCGGGTCGTTTACTGGATTTGGGTTTTCATTCACGTACAAATCACAAGAACATTCCCCAAAAACCGTTCTGTTAAAAAGAAAGTCTATATATCCAAGTCTTCCTTGCTTCCCTTCTTCATAAAATGGCGCAAAAACCTTAGTAGAAATATTAAAGTTTTGTATAACAGTTAACGTTCCTCCTCCTAAATAGCCTTCTCCTGGATACAAAGTAAGGGTAAATGGGGTAAACACTTGGTTCGCTATACTCCATGTGGCTAAAATGATGGTGTTTGGGTTTCCTGTATTCACTACAAAATATATATTTGGAGTAATATTAAAATTAAGCTCGTCAATCCCAATTATCCCATCAAGCCGTACCCAATACCTGCTCAAAGCACTAAAATTATGATTTGGGACAGTCAAAATCATAGGATTACCAGCAGTAATAGCGGTAATAGCTAAAGAAGGTGCGTTTGTAACTAAAGGAGCAGCTATTGAAGCTTGGACTGAAGCTTGATTTAGTGCGACAACAAATCCTTGCTGATTTCCTGCAACAAGACGATATGTGTATGCAGTGACTAATCCAGGGATATCAAGCCTTCCATAGCATGTAAAAGAGTCGGAAAACTTAGCAAATGATTCGTTTCTGTAATTGTAAACTAAAACTTGGTTATTAAATATTGCAGCATTTAATGGGTCCCAGTTTGCTACATCTGTATATGACCAATAAACAAGCTCATTAACAAAATCTCTAATCCCATGTGGTCTTTCTAAACTAGGATAAATTTTGAAAACATAGTCTGGTATTTTAATATCAATTCTTTCTAGCTCAGAAGAATCATCTTCAGTTATACCTAAATTCGAAATTGAAAGTACTTCCTCGTCAAAAGGAACCATGCTAAATGTACTTATCGACCCCATAGAAGTGTCAATCTTCTGAAATATAAATGGTATAATTTGGTTTCCTGTATACACTAATTTCCAGCTAGAATTTACAAACTTTACTAGGATAACGTCTTTCAAATATTCGACAGAGACTATGGCTTCGTTAATCGGAGCGTCTAAAAATCCGCCAGCACCAGGAGTTGAAAGCCAGCCATTGACCTGGTCAAAAGGAACACCTACCCAAGACCATCTAACTCGATTGTAGTAATTAGTAAGAACAGCGCCAACGGTGACTTCCCATGTGTTAAAGACTAAAAGTCTACCCTTAAAAGGAAGAATACATTGTGCTTGAGCCAGTATAGTTCCGGCCCCATCAACTACAGGAATAAAATCAGTCCACGAAGCCGAGTCGTAATATCGAATTGGTTCTCTTGGAACATAAACTCCCCCTGCAATAGCGCCAACATTGTTATTTGTCGCCCAGAATAAATTTCCATTGCCATTTGTTGCATAATTTATTGTCCAGAATAACTGTGAATCACTGCCAGTCCAAGTCACAGGAGGAACGCTTACCAGCTCAATAAATCCTTGTGTTGCAGGATCGTATTCATAGGCATATTTCTGGTCAAAAGCAATTGTCTTTTTAATATTTTGCAAGGGTAGCTCATAAGTCCGAAGGCCCATGCAAGGAAGAGCGGGAAAATAATAAAATGAAGCGACTACAGGAGTAGCATTAGCAGGAGTGACGGCAAAGTTTAGGGTTACCTCTCCCGTAGCATAATTTATTGATCCAGCATTAATTATATATGGTCCTGAAAGACACTCAAGGACACCAGGATGAACAACACCAGCTCCATCACTGTCAGAATAAACAGTATTGTCAGCACCAGAACCGATGGTAATAGTTAATGTCGTAAGCACAACAGGAGGGGCTGGAGGAGCTACAATACTTGTGCTTGGTTCAATTTCAGCATAAGTTTCTGATATTATAGGTGGAATACATACTCTAATGTTTATAGCTCCAGTAAACAGAATGTCTGCATTTGAATAATTGCCTCCATCTGTAGGGAGGAGGTCGAAATTCTGTAGCTGAGCTCGAAGTCTGCCGATTTTTTTTGTCCCAAATCGTCGTCTAACTCGTCCTCTCCAGCAAAAGGCATCTTGAAGAACAGGAAAGGCCTTTTCAGGAAGAAGAAAATTTTCGAAGTAGTTATCTTGTCCTGAATCCTGCTCATAATTCGTGATGTAGAAGGGCTCATATCCCATAGAAAAGCCTATTGCCTCAAAGTTCTGTTCTGGAAACCACTATAACCGCTATGAAGATTCAATGAAATAATTGAAGCAAGATGTGTTGCAAAAAAACAAGATAACTTTATAAATTAACAGGAAAGCCTCGATATACCTCCTTTTAATAGAGGCTTTAGAGGGGTTTGTCCTGATGGCCCCTCTTTTTATCCTAAAATCCGCTAAAATAAATTCCCAAACGGATATTGAGGGAAAGCTGTTTGCTCTGTATAAATTGTAGCAGTTCGCTCAGCCGTCTGCTGAACTATAGTCCTTCGTTGCAATAGTCTTAGCTGTTCCTCAAGAAGTGGGTGAAATTTAGCCAAATTCTCTATATCTCCATTGTCAGCAAAGATTTTCTCAGCCGCACCATATGCCAAAAGTTGCCACATTTCATTGAGTTGGGGTTGTGCTCCATCATCAAGTAGTTGACTAGGATATTTATATGCTTCAAACGACACTGTATATGCCCGATCTGGCACAGGATAAAGAATAATTTGATCCTGATAAAACAACGCTGACTGAGGCCTAGAGGCTACATAAGGAATATATTGGGCATTAATTGGAGTACCAACAGGAATAGCAGTAAGAAAGTTACCAATCACCACCTGACCTGTAATGTAGTCGATCGATCCTCTAGCGACTGCTGATGCTGTACTAACGTCATTAGGGTCAAATAAAAGACCTAATCCTGCAGGATTCGTTCCTCCTCCATCATCAACAAGGGAAGAAGACCTTCCAAATGCATCTGTTGAACTTATCAAGACATTCCAATTGATAAGAGCCGCAAATATATCAGCTACGTCTGAGCTTGAGTAAGCTCCAGGAGGATTCGGCTTAAACCCTGGCATTATAGGAGTCTTGGATAACTGAGCGTTATACGGGCCAACAGTTCCATTTCCTGTAGCGATTGACTTCTGGAAAAAGTTTAGTCCTGGATTAATTCTGAAGAAGTTTTCCCTACTTTGAGTCATGTAACTTTGATATCCTGCAATATATACTGGAGGCATCGCCGTCAAAAATGCTTCAACAGGAAAGTCATAGACGGGAAGATTGGCACTAGTAACAAATTGATAGTTATATCTAAAAGATTCTATTCTTAATTGTTCATTTAAATCATACATATAATAAGTATTTATATACTCATTAATCTGTGCATCTGTAATTTGAGTAGAATTCGGCCTTCCTGTAATTCTTCTTACCTTATTTCTGATGGCAACTAAAGTGTTTGGTGCTGTCATATTTATTGATTTGGTTGAGCGATTATTGAAATTGTTCCCACAGTCTCAGGAAGAATATTGCCTGAATTAGCTGTAGCACTGTTCAAGGTAAGAGTAGACTCTGCAATAGGAATTACTTGGCCTAGGAAAGCCTCGTCCTGTGGATTGACAACTGCTCTATATGGATCAAAACTAGAAGAAACCACAGCAAGTGAGAATGCTGTTGGAGACAATACTGTAATAGGTCCGACAAAACCATCAAGTTGGGACATTCCTCTGGGCGCATTATTAGAACTAAGTGGTACCAGGGGTGAAGGAGGTGCAGTAAATGGTATCACAATCCTAACGACGAGCCCATTAAAATATCCATGAGGCTGAGTTGTCACGATAAACGTTCTGGCGACTCCACCTATAGCTCGAATTGTCTTTTGACTTGGCAAAAAATAATTAGGTGCAGTCATAGAAAAACCTCAGGCCGACATATCAAATTCCAGACTTTCAAAACCAAATCTACGATTCCACTTCGTAACACCGATAATAGGAACAGGAATTCCCGAGTTATCACCATCACATTTTGGCATAGGTTGTCCAGGATCCCATTTAAACCCGTGTGTGGGCCATGCACAGCTATGAACTTTTCCATCAATTGCTTGAGCCGTGATGTCCACTCCATTCAGATGTCTCGCTACATAAAGAGGAACTTCATAATTTTCATTGTCAACCATCACTTTATCAAACGGAGGAATTCCTGGGTACTTTCTAATTTGAACTCTAAGCGATCCTCCTGGAGTTTCGTAGTTTCTAAACCTTCCCTTCACCTTTTTTGTTTCTTGAGCGATTAGCTTCTTTAATTTTTCCTTGCTTTTCTCTTTATCAGTTGATGGAGTCAACCGAATAATCTCTACAGCGTTATTTTTTTCTTCTTTGGCCTCAAAATTGCCGCTAGTTGACATTTCTTCTTTATCAAGTACATCTATGTTCTCTATTTTGCTTGACTCAGTAGAGACAGATTCTTCCCCGTCTACGTTTTTTCTAGGACGACCCATTGCACACCTCGTGTTATATGTACATTTGCAATATTTCAAATTGAACATATAAGTGGAAGCAAAATTTTATCTTGTGAACTTAATGAGAAAATTTCTCTTTAGACAAATCAGACAAAAAAAGGGCTTTCCCCCGGTCAGGGGAAAGCCCAAAGGCAGAAGTTTCCTTTTTTAAGGGAAATATCCACTCACGACTAGATAGTTAATCCTTTCTTAGCAATCCAAGAATAGGTTTTCGCAGCTAAAATAACTGGAGCAGTAATTACAACCCCATTGATCGATGAATTTCTAGTAGCATCATCAAGGAGATTTGCATAAGGAACAGTAGCAGCTTCTCCAACTGGAACAACCTGCGCAAAACTTACCCCTGTTGCGGCTGCCGCTGAAAGAGGAAATGCAAACGCAGTGAAAGCAGAAGCATCAATATCAACTGTAATAGAGTTTACTGTTGCACTATGAGCTACAGCTGTAATTGTGGCCAGCAATCCATTCATTTGAGTCATTCCAAAGTCAGTAGGAACTATGATCCTTACTTTTTCACCTACTTGGAAGCTATGTGCCACAGACATGGTGATTACAGCAGGATTAGTTGCTGTAATTCCTGTAATGTAACGTGTTCTTGGATAAAACCGAGGAGATGAAGCCACGCCAGGGGTAACAACTGAATTCCCTTGATATGGAAGCTTTCGATAAAAACCAGCTGCTGCGGGAGCCACAAACCCAGAGGCATCCAAATACCCAAGCGTTTGAGAGACGCCAGCATTAATAGCAGTTACCGAAAAGTCCATCCCGCCAATTTGAAGCATATTAGTTGTTCCATACACTCGAACAACATCACCAATAGTGCCCGTAGTTGCAGAAAGAGCAAGGGGATGGTTAATTTGGTTAATCCCAGTAATAGCTATAGCATAGCCTGGAACTTGACCGGCTGTGTCAGAAACAAATGTAAAACCAGCTGTTAGCAACACTGTCTCAGTAAGTACGTTAGGATTCGCCCCACTACCAGTAGATACCCTAGCAGTATTTGGAGTAGAAGAAGCCCGTCCGCTTGCCTCGATAATTGATGCCGCATGAGCAGTATAGTCTGTCTCATTTCGAATAGTAATTTCTGTTGCTCCAGATGGCAAAGAAATGGTCACAGGTGAAGGGCCTGCGTCCGTTGTGAAGCTGCCAGTTAAGACAGCGTTAATAGGCGAAGACATGTTTTTTTCTCCCTATGCCAAAGTACATCGTAAGTTTAGGAGCCATTGGTCGTTGATAATTCTATATACATCAGCGAACTTGTACCCAACGCTAGCATTTAGAGCGAGAGGGCCATCATAAATCGGTGGTCTGTAGATAAATTGTGAAGAGTATCCATCTTGCTCAATTGCCGCAAAACTTTCACGACCTACACAGAAGATGTTATAGACATCTTGCCCGTTCATTGAGGCATTTGGAAGAACACTACCAATGCTAGACAGTAAAAATCTAATGTTGGCAACTGTTCCCCATTCTGCGTCAAGGGTAGACTGCTGATTTGGGTAATTCCATTTTTGAATAAATCCATTAACAGCATCTAATTGACCTATGAGGTTGGTGTGCCCAAGTCCAAAATACGCATCACGAACAGGAGCAGTCCCAAACTTATTATCACCCTCAATTCCTGTGATGAATGAATAAGCATTGTTTCCTCTTAAAGTTCTAACAACATAATCAACGTCAGCTCTAGTAATCTCAGTTGGGTTATCCCCATCTGCACCACCGACACAGTTTACGAAGGCCGCTGTTGCTGAGAGCATGTCTCTCATCAACTGATCTTCTGTTTGTCTTAGTGATACACCAAGTCTTTGAGCCGCCTCATTCAAAACAGGATCTTGGTTTTGCAATGTAACTTGCTCGTTTAAAAGAATATACGTTCCGTAAAAATCCATCCTTGCATCAATGTTTAACGCTGTCAGCGTCTGAGGAGCAGGAGTAATACCAGCATTCCCAAGAGGCACTGGAGCTGTAGCCAAAGGATTATATCTACGAAATCTTAAAGTTGTTCCACCATTCCTTGGCATAGATTTTAGCTCTGCAGGAATCTTGTGGATCATATAGGGCACAGGCACGCTCAGTAGTTTAAAACTAAAACTTTGCTGAACTGGTGCTGGCAAAACTGTTGTAGTCGTCACACCCATAAATATTTTGAAATCCTAAAATGGACCAAAACTTACGCTGACTTAATTGACTCTTGCATTTCCTTCCAAAGTTGTTTTCGCAATTCAGGGGTAAGCCCGCTTTGAAACTTATTTGCTTCAGCTATAGCTGAACTTTTAGTCACCGACTGGACAGAAACAGGCTTTCTAGAGTTTTCTATAGCTTTTGCCTTTTGAGGCTGTTTTGAAGCCATGTCTACTACTCCTGTTCTCTTAAGTAATTTGTATGCAGCTACTGCCTGAGCATATGGATCGTGGGAAAGAGCCTTTAAAGACAACGCAAGTTCTGGATCTTGTTGTTGTAAAAGGTCTACGTTTTCCTTTGTTATCACCGTGTCAAAATCAGGGAATCGAAGTCTAAGTCTTTCATCTAAGGTAGATGCTTCCTGTCTCCTAAGGGCTTCTCTTACTTGTTTTGCTGTGACGATTTCTTCGTCATCCAAGTTTGAAAAGTCTTTATCATCAGAGAACTGGCCGTTTGACTTTAGGCCTCTAATTTCGTTTTCCTGTTCTTGAGTACGGCGTTCTAACTCAGAAATTTTCCTGCGGGCTTCTGACCAATTAAACTCCTTGTCACTCATGACCTGACTTGGATTTTGCTTAGTCTCTTCCTGCTGGTCGTCTTGTTCTTCTACTGATTCCGATGGCTGAGCGACTGCCTCTATCACGCCCTCTGGGTTTTCTTCTTCAGTCATTTAAACATTCCTTGGCTTGCGATGGCCCTTACGCTATTTTTTTTTTGAAGAGTAGACATTAACGCTGTCAACGAGATTTTTCTCTTCAACTATCTTTTATGTAATCTATCAAAGGTTTTTTGTCAAATAGTTAACAAAAAAAGTTTAGAAAAGCACAAATTTTAGGCATGAGAAAAAAAACATACACAAGAATTTGAAGTTCTCTGTGCACGTCAGAGAGAAAAAGACTAGGCTGACTCGACTAGGATTCTGTCAAACGAATAATTGTCTCTGTCTAAATTCTTTGAGAAACACTCTTCAATCCACTTGACAAGCTGACGATCATATAAATGAGGGGATTTTGCTATAGAAATACAGTCACCGTAGCTTGGTAAGCACCATACTACTGAAATGTTTCCCTTTTTAGAGTCGACAATATATAGTGTTTTTGTGTAATTAGAATACTCTTCCATCATAGTAAATGCATGAGGTGGCGTTTGCCTAGCAATAAACCAATTCCTAACCACGTTGTCGGTCCAGTATTCTTTTTTGGTCAAGACGAAAATATAAAATGGGCTCTTGTATTTAGTTTGGTTGTTCTCAATACATTCCTCTATTTGCTTTGCAAAATCGGGGCCGATTGAGTCTAAAGTGTCTCCAACGGTCTGCATTTCCTGGTGTTTAGAAAGGATGTCAAAGACGGCCTGTCCAACTCGTTGACCTTTTACTCCAAATCGACTATAGTTATACTTGTCTGACTCTTCTGGCATATTTCACCCTAAAGAATGGTTAAGAACTCTTTTTTTTATTTTTTAAGGCCTCAATAACCATAAAAAGACTTTTCTTTTTCCCTCTTCCTTTTGGGATAGTACCCTTCTTTACAGATATCTTTTTAAGTATAGGTATCCTATTAAAAGACTTCATCATTTCTTTAGTCACTTTAGCACCCCTTCTTACTCTTTCTCATCGACCTAATAAGCCCCTTATCTTCTCTAATCATTTTCTTCTCTTCTTTGATGTCTTTTTGAAGATGACTAGTTACCTTCTTTCCTGGGATAGCCTTCTTAAGCATTTTGCTGAACAACTTCTTGTCTTCAGCTGCATCGTCGTGTCCTTTCATGTCCCCTCAATGTTGCAGGTAAGGGCCAGTCAAGGTGGCCTTTTCTATCTTCTTCTTTTTAGGCATCTTGACGCCCTTGCCCTTCATGACCTGTTCAGAGACTTTTCGAGCTTTGCCACCTGGCCGAATCATTATCATATAGTCATTCTATTTTTGATTAGAAAGATATTTTTTTGCCTTTCCTTTACCGTGATCAATTGATTCATCAACTCCAGTAATCGTATCGTCCAATTCTTCAGAAAAGTTGGACTCTTTTGGGAAATGTTTCATCTTAATATCCTGTGGCATGTTTGCGAAACTGGTTTTATCATGACCAAATGAATTGATGAAGTGCGACTTTTTTCCTGACATAATTCCTCCTAAGGAATTTTTTAAGTTACGTCTGAAGTCTAATAGATAAATATTTTTTTTGCCATAGACTTTTCAAAAAATTCTGAAAAAACCACGTCAAAAAAAAGAACATTGCAAGAAAAAAGAATAATAGTCTATACTATAGGCCTCATAATGTTACCTATGGGGGTTCTAGGCGTGCCCTTGATTGGGCATGCTTAGTTTTATTGTTGTGCTTGCATAGCTTCTGGAGCGGCTTGGATAGGGCCTGACTGTTGCATTTGCTGAGCCTGCTGCTGTGCTCTCTGTTGCATTTGTTGTTGTTGTGCTTGCTGCTGTGCTTGTTGTTGTTGATCTTGTCGAAGTTGTCTCTCTTCTTTTTGTCGAGAAAACTCCTCATTATGCATTTCTGACTGTTGCTTTAACTTCATTGCTTGCTCAATCTGATTCAAATCTATTCCTTGAACCTCACGAACGGCTTTGAGAAGCGTTAGGAAGGAATTAGAGCGATCTTCTTCAGACTTTTGCAGCTTCTCTATTGCAATGGCCTTGTCAAGAGTCATTTTGTTGAGCTTTTCAGCAGCCGACGCTTTCTGTGATTGAGCAAAACTAATCTTAGTCTCAGCATCAACTTGCATCTGCTGCATTTGCATTTGAGCCATTTGCTGCTGTTGTTGTTGTTGAGCCTCGTCTAATCGTCTGATTTCTTCGGCCAGCTCAGCTTTGTGAGGCAGGTTCATGTTCTCCATCAAATAGCTAGTTGGGATAGGAATTCCTATCTCACGAAGATAGAGAGCCTGTTGCAAGGCAAGTTGTTTTTGAGTAGAGGTTAACGGAGCTTCTTCAACAATTGCGTCATAAGTTGAAAACGCCCTATTATAGAACTCTTGAGTCGGTTCAGCATTTATAATCCTAGATACTTTTCCTGGAGTCCAGTTTGCCTGAATCATCTGCAAGTGAAGTTTCCCTAGTAGTCTCTGAGACATGTCAAGATTATCGAACAAACCTTGGAGAGTAACGAGTCCAGCTCCTTGTCTAAGCATGGACAAAACCCCTGCTTTCTCATCGATTGCACTACCTAAAAGCTCTTCATTAACTCCTGAAATTTGATTAATCTCATTTCCTAGCATTTCACCTAACTGGATCATGCTTGGAGGTACTTGTGGGGGCAAAATTTGCTCAACATCTGTCATTTGAGCTTCTGCCTTCAAGGCTAAGCCACGGCCTTGTCCTTGCAAAAACACGTCCTTAGGATTGACTAGAGCATTCTCTTTATATTTAAATCCAGAGGTAATTTGACTCTCTAATATATCTAAGGAAGTAATCAACCTTCTGTTATAAAGATATTGAGCATCACGAATGCCCCTCACAATACCCTGAACACGCCATGGAAAATATGGTATTTCTGGCATATAATAAGCCCAAACAGGAACAAATGGGTACGAATCGATGTTGAGAGGATTGGGGCCGTGATACATGCACTTTCCCTGAACTACAATCGCTAGCTTAACCGTAGACACTTCACTCTTCGTAACAATCGTCTGAGGGTACCTGGTCAAGAACTCATCCAAATCTTCTTTCTGTCCTTTCCACTCAATTGACTCCCCTGTTTCTGTGTCGACCAAGATCTGCTGAGGTCGTGTATCTAGGTACCAAAACTCGTCATAAATAATTAAGTCTTGTTGTCCATAGTTATACGCCTCTGGTTCAAATTGAAATTTACCATCACGATTCCCCCAACCAGATAGATTCTTGATCTCATCTTCTCTGCCAGGTAAAAGATTCATGACTTGATTTCTGCTCAAATACTTTCTTGTCCACAGAGAGTTACAGTCAGACAAATCTTTTTTTCTAAAATAAGGATCAATGAGATATGCATTATAAGAAACGTTGTCAACTTTTATCTCACCATTCACGGGATCATGGGAAAAATCCATCCACGTCGATAGTAAGTTCATCCCTGTAATCAAACTACCTTCAAAGGCATCAGAAATCGTCTCCAGTACATTGCTGTTAGAGTTGACATGGTACATGAGCTTCGTAAACTGATCGGCTGTCTGCTGGGCTCCTGTTTCTAATGGAGTCACCATCGTAGACTTCCTGTGCTGCCGTTGATATCCCGACACCATATTGATTACTCTACGGATGCGATTGAAGTTAAACTGCCTCTTCCTAAATGCAGGCATGTTCCCATAGATGTCTTGAGAGAGAGTTTGGTCACCAGCAGCAAATCGAGAGTCTATATCGGCTTCATTCCAAAATGATTGATTGATAGTGATATATTTTGCGTAGGTGTTGTCCATCATCTTTAGAAGATTGTGGTCATTGTCTACATAATAGGTATCTGAGAGTTGGGGAAAAAGAGTCATAGACGCCTTGATTTTATTATTTTCCTTTACAATATCCGGTCAAGAAATAAGAGTAAATAAAAGTGTTCTGCTTCTTCTAGAGAAAGAGGGGCCGAAAAAAAATAAACGACTTGAGAAAAAATCGTCCGTCAAGCATTTTGACACCAACGCACAACTACAACAAGACTATATTAAGAAGATAGATATGTATGTCTTCTTCTTAAGTGCTTGTGGGTACTGTTCATAAGCCGGTTTTTGTCTCTAGAATTAAAAAACAACTACTTTGTTCATAGGAGAGCATATGTCTAAAATCGCAGTGATAGGAGCCCACGGTGTTGGTAAAACTACATTTTGTCATGCATTGAGACATGAGCTGTCTAGAAATCGCTCAGTCGCTCTTGTGTCAGAGGTAGCTAGAGATTGCCCTTATGGGATTAATGACAGAATGAGCTTTATGTCTGCTCAGTGGATCGTTTTGACTCAAATTATAAGAGAGATGCACGAGGCCAGGACAAACGATGATGTTGTTTGTGATAGGTCTGCTTTTGACCCCATTATATACTTGCCTATCTTTGGAGCGCCTATCAAGGAAGACTTAAAAAACAATTACCACGGACTCTATCAGCTGGCTGAGGGAGCTTTACTCACATACGACTCGATTGTTTTTATTAGAAGAAGCGGGAAGCCTATAATAAGCGATGGTCTTAGAGACACAAACATGGATAAACAAAAAGCGATTGATGCGGGATTTGTTGACGCTATAGAAGACTTAAAAGAGCTTATGAATCTAGAAGGAACTTCTTCGCCGAAACTTTTTGAGTTCCAGTCAAATGATGTGTTCGAAAAACAAGACCATCTTTTAAACGAGGTTCTTTCTACATGTACTCTCTAATAACCTGGAGCCTCACTTTAATCGCTTTATATGGAACATGGCTAAACACGTGGCAAGATCGAAAATGTTTCTACTACTGGATCGTTTCTAATGCAGGCTTTTGCATTGTAAATTATCTAGCAAACCAGCATGCTTTAGCTCTGCTATTCGGAGTTTATCTTTTACTGGCAATACGAGGACTGGAAAAATGGAAAACGAAATAGAACTTAGAAATAGGGTGTGTGAAGTCACAAAAACATATATTCAGGATTTCTTAGGTACACTAAAAAACTCTGATGAAGAAATAATTGTGACCGTCAACGCAATGAACCACGCATTAGTCTACTTAACGTCGCTCTCTTTCCGTGGATTAATTGTTACAGGAGGAAACAGGAATCAGCTTGTCGAAAAGTTTTGTCAAGAAATTCAGATCACGCTAGGAATTATGGAAAGAAACAATTTCTTATCTAATTTAGAAACCTGCTGCAGACCTGATCAAGAGTCACAAAAAGAATCAATACCCACGTCAAAAGAAGACATACACAAAGCAAAAGAATAATAGAGCTAGGCGTCATCCTCTTCTGCCTCTGATCTAGCCTTGTCTGTCCTTTGTTGAAAGCTTGACTTTTTAGTAGCAACAACATTCCATTTTTCCAAAAGCGCCCTCACCTCTGGCTCTGTGCTATTAAATGTCATTTCCTCTCTCTGTTGTAAGTAGAACCTTCCAAGCCAAATCAATAGGGCTGGGTTGCCTTCCTGAACGGCTTTTTTCCACTGGGCCCGACGAAGAGACTCTTTGCCTACTTCCCGACCCGACTTTATAATTTCCGCGAAGTTTCTCTCTAGAGTATCCACGCTACATCTAACAACAGCAGCTATTTCTCCCATAGTGCATTGAATAGAAGCTAGTTCTCTGACGATTTCTGGATCGATTAAGTGTCTTTTAGTCATTGTACAACTCTCATTTATTTATTTAGAACATAGCACAATTGTGAGAAAATAGGTCAATTAATTCTTTTTTCCTGAATTAGGTAATGGCTAACGTTGACTATATATAGCTATGCCATATACTATATAACTATGTCATAAGGAAAGTAGGCGACTAGAAAAGTTCTGGTTGCAAAAACAATTCGAATCTGACATAAGGCAAAAAACCATAGGTAACATAATGGAAAAGATCTGCTTCATCGAAAAAACAAACCACAACGGAAATGCTGTTTATGAATCAGATAACAAGCTCACAGATGAACTTTTGTCGTTTCTTGGATATGCTTCATCAGGGGTAATTAGCGAAGGAAGGTTTGACAAAATATACGATTGGCTCACGAAGCTAAACCATGAAGTTTTTATCAAAAGTTATACAGAAGCGCGTTGATTAGGAAAGCCAAGTTGATAGTAATAGATCAACTTGGCCTTGTTCAGGAAAGGTTTTGGTCTTGATTTTTTCGAGACTCTAGTTCCTTCAGGTATATTTCAGGGACACACAGCTCAATGAACTCATCGAACTGCCTACCTTTTTTCATGATGTCGTAAATTCTATCAATTTCATCAACTTCATCAATAACGTCATCTTGCATGTTACCTCACCCTTTCAACTTATCTAGCTCTTTTATGGAAGCTAATCCTGATAATATCTTTCTCTAAGAAAAAAGCTCCCTTGTCTGAGAACCTAATTCTTTTTACATCAACTAAATCATCTCCGTACCTTACTCTTAATACGCCATGCCAAAAAATAACAGAACAAGGATCGATATAAGAACGAGGCTCTCCAAGATCATAATCTTCGGGACCTTGTGGTTCACTTAATTCTTCAAAGACATTCCCTTTTTCGACGGGTTCCTTTTCTTTCTCGCAAGAATATACAGATTGGGACATACTCAACAAAGCAATTAGAACAAACTTTCTCATAGAACCCCCTAAAATTTATTGCTAGACTATTCGTCCTGATTTTTTCTGTCAACACTCATAATTTGCTAAACACAAAAAAATCGACAAAGGTGAACAAGCGTCTTTTTTTGACCTAAGATAGTTTTTCCTATTTAGATGGTGTGGATAGTATACTGCGTACCATATTGATCAACCTAGGGCAAATTAAGGCCGTTGGCGACCCATTTGCGTACATCCAATCCTGTGTTGATTGCTTCACCAACATCTTTTCCTAACGGCATTGGCGTCGCTCTTGAATGGGGGTATCTTCGCTTCCATTTGGCTAGCATTGCAAGACCAGCCTCATCGTTATCATGACAAATCCACAAATTAAGCACGTTTTTAGCCCAATAGTCTGTAAGCATGTCCGGATTAGCCAAGCTCGACCCTGCTGAAGACGAAAAGACCAGGTCAGGGGAAGAATGAACTAAGGCCATAGCGTCTAGTTCAGACTCGACTATAACCATCGTTTCCAAGTTAAAATTACCAAAGGTAGAAAATGAAGCCATCGATCCTCTTACGATAAAATACTTACCAAACTTAAACTCTTTATTGTAGTCACTTCTCCTAATCTTCAACTTTAAAACCCCTGTAGAATCAAACCATGGAATCACATAACCAGGAGGCAGAAAGAATTTAGTCCTTTCGCCAATCTCTAATCCCCACCTCCAGCTATCATCTTGTACTGGCATAGGCAAAAAACCCAACCTATACCTACAAACTGCTTCTACCGGCAACCCTCGAAGAGCCAGCTTTTCTAATTCCTTCGGACGGCGCAATAGAGTTTTGTGGGCCACATCTACAACTTCTTCTGCTCTTTGCATCCACTCTTGGCATGGACTAACCAACTCTTTATGCTGGACGACTGAATCTACCCGGTCAAGAGGAAGAAAAACCTTCGCTGGCAAAAAACTTCCACATTCACGAACTGCCCGGTCAAAGGGAAGAGACAGAAACTCCATGCAAAACTGAATCGAGTCACCGTGAACATTACACTGCCGACACCAGTAAGCTCCTCGACATTTTGGATTTTCAACATTGGGCCAAATCCTAAACCTGTCAGAACCACCACACTTTGGACAAGTCGACGCCCACTCTCCGCCTTTTGTACTTGACACTTTTTTGGGGAAAACCCCTAATTTTTCAACTAACGAAATCATTTTTAGTTCCACTCAGTAACTGTTGCACCGATGTTCAATAGAAGTATCTCTTACTATTTCCAAACCAAGCCCCATTAAAACACGAAAAAACAACTGATTTGCCTTACTAAGTGGTCTATTGAACATGGTAAATAGTTGAAAAGTCTATTGCACAAAGCCTATAACCCATCTAGGGTTCATTTTGGTCGTTTTTGGGTCTATTGCACATCTATTGAACATACTTTTTCTTTTAAATTCATTTTTCACTTCCAAGACACATCCAGGACCAGTTTTTTTTGCCTATTGAACAAAGTCAATAGATGTTCAACAGTCCCCAATCTTTACTGTTGCACTTCTCCCACACTCTGGAAGAGTGGGGAGTGCAATAGAGGGTGCAATAGAAAATGATAAAAAATGTTTACACGGAATAAAGCATAGGATTTGAGGGGCTTCGTACTTGATCTGGACATAAAAGCCTTCCCTTAATAAATCCATCGCTTTCTAGTTCCTTTAAAGCTCTTATAGTATAACTTATTCCTATGGACAGCTTTTTTGATAACTCTTTAGCTGAATAGGCAATGTTTGGGTTGTCTTGAATCTGTTGGTTGAGCATGGTTTTCTTGCACAATTCTTCATCGGGCAGCATCTCCCCTTCTCGGACCCAAACGACATGAGCGCTCGTTGTTTCATCTGCTCTTTGTAATGAAAAACCAGAACTTCCCCAGCGCTCGTCATCTTTTAGCTTCGAGCATGACATAGACACGTTGAAGGTTTTTTCGTGTGGTATCAGGTCAAGCATGAAGTCCATTGCTCCTCGAGCTGCTGTACTTCCTCTCTCAAGAACACCGTTTTTCCCCGTGTGGTGGATAAAAATTACCGTGCACCCAAGCTGTTCGACCGTCCTTCTGGTGTTTGACATGACGGATCCCACTTCTTCGGCGTCGTTTTCGTTACACCCTATTGTTGCCGAGTTAAAGGTGTCGATGATCAAGACA